AATATTTTCTCCAGACGTTAAAAACCCCGCATATAGCGGGGTGTGAATTGAATTAAGTTAGTCAGTAAGCGGAGCATCGTTTAACTTTAATTAAGTACATGATCAGACCGACCATTACAAATATGATAAATCTTGAAAGGGTCGTTTGCCAAACCGGGATGAAGTTATTGATCCAGTCGGCCCATAACAAAAATAGCCATAAAATTAGACTGAGCATAAAGAATGCGCCGGTGACGCTTGGCCGAGTATAGTATCGCTGAATATGTATCGCGTAGAGCGACTGGACGATCCCCAAGATTGGTAGACTACCATTGATGATATTGATCATTGGTCACCTCCGGGCAATTTGCTAAGCACCCATCGCCACGCATTTGCGATGCTCACCGCTGCTGAATCGACAACGTCCTCCTGCAATGACTGATTGTTGAGTAGACGACCTGTTAGTAATAGCAATACTGTGCCGGCATAGCTACCGAACAGCGAGACGATCATCATAACAATAATGTTTGGTGTCTCAGTCATTGCGGGGACAATGATAAACGCACCCACCAGTCCGACAGTTGCCGCTGTTAGAAGCTTGCCAGTAACAGATCCTTTGCCTTTAAGCGTATCAGTAGTCAGCGACCAAAAAGCCCCAATAAATGGCAAAATAATGATCAGAGCATATAGCCACCACAGTGGTACATTAAGCCCGAGATATACATGAGTCTCATTGAGCTGTGCCCAGATGTCTTTATTTTCAACTGTGGCTGATACCGCTCCAGCGACACTGACAGCGGTGCCGATGCTTGATAGTAGTAAGCACTTAGCCGTGTATGCGGCAGTGTAATAGCGCTCGGGCATAGTTGCTCCTTAATTTAATCAATAAAAAAGACCGCTTATGCGGTCTCGTCTGTAATCCATTTGTCATCTTGCCATCGCCAGCTATGGTTATAATCTGGTGGTGGTGTAAGCGTGTAAAACTCACCTTCTGACTCAAGGGCAGTGACAATAGAGTCAATATCCCCCACTCTTTTGTGACTAAAAAAACCCTTGTCATCTATGATATAAAGCTCAATTGCTGACATAAATCACCTTTTTAGAGATGTAACTATTAATTTGTAGCTGGACGCCATCAGTCTAGACAACTCTCCGCAGGTTACAATTATTTCAAATTTTGCACTTTTATTGGGCGCGGTTACCAATGCGCGAAAGCTTGCGGTAATAACCGATGATGAGTTCTTATGTCTAATGGTCTCTTTAACCTCGCCATCCACCACAAAGCTTATCTCAACGTAAGACGGAAGGTTATTAGGCGCTTCGATTTTTGCGTCATGTAAGTGAAAATCAAATATCGCTAGGTTGCCTTGCGTATTTAGATAAACTGGAGTTAATACAGTCTGTACAGTGCCTCTATAATTGTTAAATGCTACTACTTTGTTGCCTTGAGAATCCGCGTCAATATCTTTGTTTACAGCCGCTACAACAGATACAGCTTGCCCCTTGATTTGTAGCGTATCGACTTGAGCAACACCTATTTTAGCCGTGGTAATTGCTGCATTGTTAATTTTGGCTGTCGTAATAGCCGCATCATCTATTTTAGCGCTAGTAATAGCACCGTTTTTGATCTTAGCGCTATCAATACTTGCGTCATGTATAAATGCTGAGTCTATGTAAGTGCCCACAGGTACTGTTGTGCCGTTGATGTTTTGTGACGAGGTTAGCACCATAAATGGACTTTTGCCCTTGCTGCTGCCTGATGGCGGTGCGATATAAAACTTATCCGCACGTACAGCAAAGTCACTGACTGTATCGCTTGACGCAAGACCAAATCCGCTAACTCTACCACCCACGTCTACTTTTACAGTGTACTGAGCATTTAAGCCATCGATGCTAGATTGCTGAGTCTGTATTGATGCTGTGTTTTTACCCACGCTCGTCTGAATCGTCTCTACAGATTTAGAGATAGCAGAGTTTGCATTAGTCAGTGTTGTCAACTCTTGACTGATTAAAGCACTGTTATCATTAAAATCCGACTGCAAAGCAGTAACCCGCTGATTGGTCGTATAGTCTGCATGAGCGAGAGATGTCGCAAATGTCCACTGGGTAGAGCGGTTTCGGTCTGTGTACTTCGTCTTATCAGTAAAGCCAGCATCTATCTCGGCGCTAATCTTGCTAAGCTGTGTCGCTTGAGCTTGCTGAGCATTAGTGAGAGTGTCATTGGTCTGACTGATTTGCGCTGATAGATTACTGTTGACGCTATCAAGCTCACTGCTAAGCGCTGTTAATTGCTGAGCATTAGTCTGAGTTGCAGTAGTGAGGGTTTGTAATTGCTGGTTGATAGATGATGATAATTGACTAACTTGCGTGTTGAGCTTACTGTCTAGCGAGTTAATAGATTGAGCTAAAGATTCGTCACGAGATGATCTTGCACGGCGCTCATCAAGTAGCGCTGAGTAAGATGCACCTGGACTCGGGCGACCAACTGCAATCCAATCGATGCTGTAGTAATTAAGATTGTCAGCACTTGATGCTAGTTTTAAACTAAAACCAGTGATGATTCCCGACCACGGTACGTTGACCGTAACGACGGCGACATCATCGGCAAAGATAGGCTCAGGTATTGCAACGTCACCGCCTGACCATATGATCTTACCTGCCCACGTAGGTGTACGGGATCGTCTTAATCTAAACTTAATGTGATGATAAGCACCGCCTTTGATCTCAAAGTTGGGACTATTGAGCGTCTCCGTGCGGACGTTAATCCAACCATTTGCGTATGTGCCATTTGCCCATCCATCTGCATTGGCGTCAAAGTGCCAAATAGCAAATGGGTCAAACTGCTCACCGACGCCCGCTGACAGCAGACTAATTTGCTCAGAGAGACCAGCAACATCGGTGGCACGAGCAGTACGCTCTTGGTGTAATAGTCCTGATGTAACTTGATTTAAGTCAGATCCTTGATAGCCGCCAACCATTTGCGCTGATAGATTTGTAATCTGCTGAGCGACTGACGCGGTCTTACTGACGTTAAGATTAATCTGCTCAGTAAAGCGAGCAGATGAGCGCTGATACTCCGCTGATAGACCTTGGATTGCTTGCGCATTGACATAGTCAGCATGGGCGATGGCCTTGGCAGTCGTCCAAACTGCACCTTTAGACTTATCTGTATATTGGTTGCGATCGGTGTAGCCAAAGTCTAGCTCGGCAGAGATGTAGTTGAGCGTTTCAGCTTGGCTGCTGGTATCTGTAATCAATGTCTGCTGCCGCTCTTTGATAGTCGCAAGCTGAGAGTCTGTCTGTGACTGCGCGATAGTGACAGTATGTATATCATCTGCCAGTGCTTCAGCGGTTGCGTGTAGCTGACGTTGTTGCTCAATCGCTGACTGCTCAATCGCTGCACGACGTGCTTGGCGCTCTGCTAAGATTTGCTTATTAGCTTGAGTGATGGCATCGATGCGATCTTGAGTCTCTTTGCTTAGTCCAGCTTCAACCGTCTCAATCTTATCAATCTTTTGGCCAAGCGCTTGGTTAAGATGCGATTGCTCAATCTGACCGCTGATCAAGTCGAGCACTTTATCAGCGCTGTCATCAACCGTACCGCTTGACCAATCTGACCAATCGGATTTAAATCCAAGTTTGTCAACGATACGACCACGATAATATTGAGTTAACCCACCTTGCAGTCCGGTAATCTCTGCTGTATCTGTCGGATAAGCGTATTGGCCAAGCAGGGTAACATTAGTATCGGGTGCAGAGGCGACTTGTATCTCTGTATATGCGGTGTCGCCAGAGCCTTGGGCAAATGCCCAATTGATGCGCATACCAAACAAGATGCCGGTCGCTTTAATTGAGGCAAGCGCTGGCGGCTTACCTGCTTTGCCTTTGATAGCAGTTAGCATTGAGCTGGTAGGTTTAGAGACTGCGTCAAAAGCGCTGACTGCGCGCACTCGAGCGATATAGTTACCGCTGTAGACACCGTCGATGTCTACTGAGATATTGCCCGTGCGAGGTAGTCTAATCCAGTCGCCGTCGTCTTTACGCCACTCGATATCATAAGCTACGGCATCTTTTACCTGGTCCCACGTAATGATAAGTGTAGTGAGTGTTTGACCTTGGACGATGCGGTGGCGTGATGATAATGATACTGACGTTGGCGCATCGATGAGCATTGATATCAATGGCGGCATTGGCGGCTTATTATCAATAATAGTGCCGTTATCAATCTGCTGCTGCAGCGTCGCATCGTACTGCAATGCCGTGTAGTTATACTGAGTGCCGTCCTCGTTTGCACGTACTGATAGCACAATAAATGGCATGGTTGGTAGTTCGTCAGTGCTGACTGCCCATACGTTTTCGGCGGCCACATCGTCAAATGGGGCGACTACGGTTATCTCACGGTCATTGATGCTTACGATCTCACGAGTTTGTGCTTTGCCAGACTCTAGATTGACTACCAGTTTATCACCCGTGGCCACCGGCACACTATCTCTATCGACTGTAATGACAGTACGGTCTTTATTAACCCCAGAGATACGACCACCAGTATTGTGGCCCGTAAACATAATATCAGGGATATCAATACGGTCGCCTACGCTTGGTAATACTCCGTCTAAGCCCATCGCAAATGATACAGTCTGAGTGCGGTTTTGCTCAGTGAGCAACGCTGCTAAACCAAATCGGTAAGCTTCACCTTCACTGGTGCAAGCAATGGCTGACAAATCGAGTATATTGATGCCAAGCTCGGCAATGGCTCGCTCATTGCGTACAAAGACGTAATCTACTTCGTAGTTGTTGTCTGGATTCGAGTAGCCGACTTTAGCGATGGTGTGACGCTCATTGGCTGCAGTACCTGATTTTACAAACTCGCCGTTTATAACATTGGCACGGGTGATTACATAGTCGCAGTCTTTGTAAGTATCAGCGTCCAGTACGATTTGCGAGCCGTTCCAAAATGCCATGCCACGGAAAATCCCAGCGATATGTTGTAATACGTCAAAAGCAGTTTCGGCGGTTTGCAGATACAAATTGCACGTATAGCGTGGTTCTATTCCGCCTTTGCCGTCATCGACCATGACATCACACAACTTAGCAATATACTCAATGGCCCACTTGTTGATCATATATGGCTTTAGCTTATTACCAAGTCCATATCTGTCATTGGTAATCAGGTCGTAGTAGATCCAAGCCGGATTGGTTGTATAAGCCTCTTTAAATTCACCATTCCAGATACCCGTGCTAGTGCGGGTATCTGCATCATAATTAACGGGCACTTTGATATAACGGCCGTAAGTTTCAAACGATACTTTGGGTGTGTTGCTAAAAGCTCTTGAGTCCCAGGTAAGCTTGATGATGGCAGAGTGGGGATAGCACAACTTAGCATCAATGATCTCAGCGATGCTATCGATATACATCTTATTAAATAGACGCTCGTTATCACCGTCTGCGGTGAGTTTACGGACACGAATCTGCCAGTTTCTATCAGCTTCTGGTAGTGTGATATTGTGGGTGCGTTGATAGCGGCCAGATGTCTTTGCGGTCAGAGATTTATTGACCATCGTTACCCAAGCGCCGCCATCAGTACGCACGTCAATAGCGTAATCAACTATGGTGCCCTTCACATCACCGTTGTCTTCCATTTTGCTCAGGCGTGGCCACGACACATTAATATTAACACTGGACAATTGGGTATCAGCAATTAGCCGGGTCCAAGGCGTGCTGCTACGTAGTTCGGTGTTGACTATCTGCTCAGTACTGGCGCTCGGTACGCCCGGGATATAAGTCTGATCAACGGTACCGTGGCGGATTTCCCATTCGACGTTTTCAAAGTTGCGATTGCCGTGTTCATCTTCAAGTGGTGTATTTTCAAAAAAAATACTTTTTGAGCCGTTAACTAGCCCCTTAATCTCACCCTCGCCCAACAGATATAGGGCGGTAATCTTGGTGATAGATGCAACTGTGTCATCTGCAATGTGGGGAGTGTGAGGCTTTTTTTGTCCAGCTTTAGAGCCGTAGATCAACTGCATTATGTATCCTCGCTTACACTCATCCCGCCGAGTAGATGTCCGCCAATTCGACCACGGCCATATTGCAGGGGCACACAGTTCCCTGATTTGACACTAGTAACTGCGCCACCATAGCCATAGTTTGGTTTATTACCACTAGGGTCTTGCGGTTCAATATTAGGTGTGGGCATAAGCAGCGTTGCAGCTCCACCCAGTAGCATTCCCGCACCGGCGGCCACGAGCCCTGGATTGCCGGTGAAGAACCCAGCACCGATCAATGCAGCACCAGCTACCACCTGCAGTATCCCTAGCGTGTCTCCACCAGATCCAATGATTTTTGGCACAATGCGGATAACTGACGCTCCTGTCTGCTGTGATATCTCGTTGGGCCCAATGTTTTTATCATCATTAAACACGGCAAAAAAAAGACCGCTATCATGAGCGGTCTTCATAAACTTTCTAAAGCCTTTAATTTGGTAACTTAGTGCTTCACAGGCTTCACGAGGCGTGGCCACGTCTAATTCAAAATGCTTGCCAAAATGCTTGCCAAATTTGTCAGCTAATACGCCGTGCAGTTCAATTTTTTTTAGCATGACTATCCCTCAATAAAGTTTTATGTCTGATAATCAACGCAGTGCGTCCCTGCCAGACGTTGCCATAAATCTCACGCTTTGAGCGTCTGTCATACGGATGATGCAAAATAATATGATCTCCTACGCACGGCTCAGTGTCTTCTGATTTTAAGCTCCCGTCACTACCCAAGTAGATTAAGGCGTGATTGACTTGTTTAGTGGGCTGTACAGCACACAAGATGATATCGTGGCGCTGTAAGTCATCGACTTGTACAAAGCCTTGCGATTCATAATTATCAAGATATAAGCTGCTATCTGCCGTCTCCCACCACCTGTCTACACGCTCAAAGTCGTCAAGCTTAATATCAAGCTCACGCTCGTAGTAGTCTTTGATAATCGTAAAGCAGTCAAGCTCACCATGGACATATTGACGATTAATTAGCGGCTGTTGAATGCCCTTATGATAGATACCAAATTCAATATCAGGATACCCAACAATCACCCAAGGGACACCGTGTTTATTAATTTGCTCGTTATCTACAAGCTGTGGCTGACAAGTGCCATTGGGGTGACTATGTACGATAGCCTGCACCTGGCCTAACGCTTCGGCCTTCACCAAGTCCCGTGGGTCAATGACAAAATCCTCATCTCGACTGGCGATGTTGTTACACGGTACATACTGCCGATTGACGATGAGACCACAGCATTCGAGCGGATAGCACTCTTTTGCGTGCTCAATGATGGCCGCTTGTGCTTTTTTAGTCAGTTTCATAACTCACCTTAACTGATGCGCGACGAAGCGAACCCGCCGTGCCTAAGTGGCTGGTTCTCACCGAATCGCAACTTACAATCTCGAATAAGTCCTCCGCACTCATCCAAGGCTGGATTATCTGTAGGCTTACCGTCTTTGGTAAACATAGCAGCGCCGGTATAACCGCATGACTCGCCACGATATTTGCCTTTGATACACCAATCACAGTATTTTGTAATCGTGCGTGAGGGGATTTTTTGATTTTGAGCTGTGAGAGGGGTGCTTAATTCAAAGACCACTTCGCTTGATGATTCACTTAGCGACTCTCTTGTTTTTTTGTTGATTTCCCAGTCCTGGAAACCAAATTGCGTGGGGTCGGCAGACGGGTTGCCGTCGGCGAAGTTGGCAGCGTCTAGATATTTAGCTAAGACACGTATCACTTTAAGCTTGGCGCCGACGAAGTCATTAAAGTAAGCACAAAGGACACCTACAGCGCCAAGTTGACCATCAATCATATTAGCAATAGCGAGAGATGGTGAGGACGGTCTACTGTCACCACGAATCTCTAAACCGTCGGTGGTGATAGGCATGGGGCTGAAAGTCTGCCCTTGCCAGATGATATTTTTTTTATAAATATCGTCTCTGCCCACTGGGGCAATAAACTTGGTCTTGTCTGTAAATTCAGCCTTGTTAGTGTATTCATAAATATAGCGCCAGTCTTCAAATGACACATGGCCATGCCACCGATAGACGTCGCCGCCTAGCTTGGTAGCATCCAACTCATAGAGCGTGACAAGCCCGGTGACGCTGAGCTTTTGTAAATCACTCGATAGCATTTTCAACATCCATAATTCGCTTTTCAAGACTAGCAATTAACTTGCCCTGTTTGACAATGACAGCATGCTGCAAAGCGACGATAGCATTTAAGTTAATGCCCTCGGCAAGCGGAGTATCCAGCTCAACTGTCTCTGTGTTACCTTCGTCATCAGTGACAGTTTCAGTGTTGCGCCAAAGTGTAAAAGCGGGATCATATTCACCTAGTTTTTCAGCGCTGAACGAGTAGTAGTGCCAATTAGGATTGTCTGCGGGAGCGGTGGAGCGATAAACAATCGGTTTAACAGCTAGCGCTTTTTGATAAGCATCGTCATCAAGCTCAAGCTCTGCGATGATATTTTTATACCGCTCCGATGATGTTGAGCGTTGCAACTCACCTGTGCTTGTGACAAAAACGTTTGGTGATGATGCGGTTGTTGTTTGATAAATACTCGTTGATTTTGAGTTGTAAAACTCTGTCCAACCGCCTGCCTCATCTGCATTCATTGTACGCATCATCAAAAAAACTTTATTTGTAAAACGGGGTAATGCAATCTGACACCCACGTTTATCATCAATACGTGAGTTTATGTTTAAAAGTGCAAAATTAGTAGTAAGACCTGCCACTTTGGTGGGATTATCGACGCGATATGTTGAATCAACTGCGTATAGTCCATTATGCAGTTTGTTGCTTTGATTTATATCAAAATCTGGATAATGTACTGTGTTAGGTATCTGATCATGTATTACACCTAATCCACTACTGCCCATCCCTAGTCCTGTTATTTCTATTACATTTTTATTCTCTGTACCAACCAACCGACTCGCCGCATTACTCTGATCACTAAAATTAGACTTAACTTTAGACCTAAAAACATACTCATTATCGCCGGTACGACCATCGCCTAAGCCGGGGTCGGGTATTTGTACTGTCATATCATTAATCCTTATACGCTAGTAAATTGTTCGAACTTAAGGGAGATTTGCCACATGTTGCCTTTGCGCTGAGACGTCGAGTAGCCAGTGCAAATATATTGTTTGGTTTGGCCATGCGGATTGGTCCAAAGGAACGGTCGTGACCCAGCGTGCTCATCAAGAAATTGCTCGATAGGTTTGATCACCGTTTGGTAGTCTCCAGTCTTGTTGCCAGACCACGATTGTGATTTATTATTGATGCCGATAGTCGATAGCTGCGCGTAGCCATCGCCAAACTGGGTACGATTGACTCTAAACTGGGTCTCTTTACTGGGACCCATGTTCATTCGCCAGTTAAATGTCTTCATTTATTTTTCCCATTAAAAAACCCAGCGCAGGGCTGGGATAGATGGTTGGGTTAGTGGTTTAGCGCATCCGCCGATAAATTTCACCGCCAGGGCTGAGCTCTTTGATGATCTGTTTCTGCGCGACGGCAGCAATGACATTGCCCATCTCTGCGCCCATTTTATTTTGAGACTCAATGGATGTGCCGCCGCTGGCATTAACCGTTACTGAGACGTTAACGTTGATGTTAGGACTATCATTACTACTCTTCGGGTTATCCAAAAACTTACTTAAGCGTTCGTTTTCACGGCGCTTGATGACCGCTTCACCTTGGTCAAGTAAGTAAGTGCCTTCGCGAGGTACATAATCCAAGCCGCTGTGGGCTTGGCCAATGATGGCAGGTTGGCGAATCTCTTGTATGCTTTTGACAATATCTGCTGTGGCGGCAGCAACACTAGCGATAGCTCCTAGATTCATTGGGAATGGTTGTGCTGCAGCCAGAGCTATACCTGTCTTTATCGCCATAATACTGCGTGCTATAGCCATCGATTTTTCCATGACAAACATAGCGCGATAAGCTTTAGACTGTTGTCCAAAGAAGCCGCCAGTGATTGCGGCCAAGCTACCGAACATATTTTCGGCGGATTGGATACGCTCTATCTGTAGCGCTCTTTGAGCTTCTTCTAGATCTTGGGCAATCTTTAAGCGTTTGTCAGCGTACTCAGTTTCGAGTTTTAAGAGTCGATCTTGATACTCTACTTCAGCAATTAATCCTGCATCTCGTAATGCATCTAACGTCTTATAGATAGCAGAGTATTCAGCTGCGGCCTTTGATGCTATCTGGTTGATACCAATGATGTCGCTTTCCGCTTTGCTACCGACTGACTGATATGCAGACTCATATTTGCTAAGAGATAAGCTGTTTAATATTTGGTTGCGAGGTTGGTTGACATCAACGCCAAGTTTATCCATCTCATCCAAGACAGTAAGCTGCTCGCGTAGCGCATCAAGACGCTTCTCATCTTCTGAGCGCAGATTTTGCCTGATTTCTAGATAAGCTGTCTCTGTAGCCAGTTGGCGTTTAAACGCTGCAACTTCATCAAGTTTTTTCTCGATTAAATCAAACTCTTTTTGATAGCCGTTATCAGCTAATGCTTGATATTCTTTTAGTACATCTAGCTTTTCATGATCAGCTTCCAAGAATTGCTTATGTAGTTGTGACTGTTCATACAATAAGGCACTCTGTTTGACTAAATCATCTGTTTGCTCTTTATGATATAGATCAAACTTGGATTGATCGGCACGCGCCGCCAAGTGTTTAAGATTCTCTTTTAAAGTGTCATTCAATTGAGACATGCTGTTGCTAGCATCATTTAAATCATAAACCCATTGCGCCAGAGTTGAGTTGCTCCCTGCTAAAGCGAAATCTTTATCCATATCTATAGCGATAGATCTAAATTTATCTGCCAATCGATATTGATCTAATTCTGCCGCTGCTTCGCGCAAATTGTCTTTCATGATTTTTGGTAAGTCTTTAAACTTACCGTTTATATTTTCTATTTCAAACTGGATTTTATACAGTTCAGTAGTAAACGGCGGTGTTAACTCATACATTTCACGCTCGATACCCGCTATGTAATCATAATAGCTGTCTATCAAGCTTTTCATATCATTAGCACTATCTTTTGCCTTCTTACCCATACCTTTAATAGCTTTGCCCGACTTATCGGCTGCTTTACCTGCATCTTCTGCGGACTGTGCTGCTGTATCGTTTGCTATAGCTAAGTCATCTAAGCTATATGTTGTCTTAACTGCGGCGTTTTTTTGGCGGTTAAATTGATTAACCACTCCATCTGTGTAATCCCGTAGTCCAGTTAATTGGTTTTTGGCTTTTTCACCCTGCCAATCCCAACCGAACCCAGCGTCTTCATACGAGAGGCGTCCGAAGTTGGCATTACCAAGTTTACCTATTTCACTAAACTTGGTACCGCCAAACAGCTCAGATGCGGCGCTTGCACCCTTAATTAATAAATTAACACCGCCTATGACGAAGTTGATGCGACTGACAATGCCGTTTGTCATACCCTCAAAAATACTAATAGCTGTGTTGCCAACACCTTTAAATACATTTTTGACAGCGACACCCATGGATTTAGTGTTTTGCCATGTCAACTTTGTAAAAGTTAGTGCTGCAGTACCCATATCATCAAACACAGACGCTGCTACTTGTATCAATCCAACAAAGCCGCCCTGTGTACCAGCGAATAAGCTTGAGAAATAATTACCAGCCGTGCTGGTGGCGCTATCTGATCCAGATACTAGGCTTCCGAGGAAGTTGCTGGCTGAATCCCACATCATGCCAAAGCCTTGTACTGCAGCGCTTGCAAGGTCTGACATAATTAGCGCCGTTACGCCAAGCGCATCGCCTAAGCTTTCCATCGCCCCAGTTAAGCCCTCTGTACCAACGACGATGGTTGCCAATACGCCAGCCATAAACATAATTGGGTGACGGTTAATAATAGTACCAAGTGACTTTAACGCTGTGCCCGCGCCCATTGCGCCACGTCCAACTAACACAACGGACGCCGCGCCTGCTTTACTGGCAGCGCTTAAGCTGAGCATAGACCTAGCTGCAGTCATGGCAGCGACGCTTTTTGCACGTAGTCCAGATATGGTTGCGGGAAAGGTGCGGATAAAAGCAAGCGAGGCTTGGGTTGCACTGACAATAGCAGTGCGATATCTGTGCATGGCAAGTTGCGCTGGGGTCGTCCCATTGACGATGGCCATTAAGCTGGCAGCAAGTCGTGCGGTGCTAGTAGCATTGGCCGTGGCCGCAGCAGCATTACTCACAAATGCTTTCGTAGCCGCGGCGCCATGCACGACGACCGACGCCAAAGCGGTGCGGTTGAGATAAACAAAAGCGCCTGCGGTAGTCAGTACAGCACCGGGTAATATATCTGTTAGCAAACCGGAGTCGATGAATTGGTTAAGCGTATCAAGTGCGGTAATACCAACACGTACGCTGTCTGCTAAAGTTTGACCAATGCTTGAGTCTTTTAACAGCTCTACTTTTTGGCTGATATTGAGTAGCAAGTTATTATAACTATCTCCCAGATTCGATATCGCACCATCGAGCGTACTCATACGCTCCGCCATAGCGCCAGCAAAGTTTGTTTTGCCAAGATCAATAAGGTACTGCTCAATCTCACTAGCGTTTTTACCGATCGTAGTTGTGACGTTCTGGAACGTGAAAGCGACTTTATTGCCCTCAGATTTCGCTTTGATACCAAATTCTTTTAAGCGTTCAAATTCGCCAGTGGCTGCGTCAGCTACGGCTTCGATCATTTGCGACAGGTCTTTGCCCATCGCTGACGCCGTATCGCCAAACGACATCATGGCTTGCTCTGATGGATGCAAGCCAAGGTTTACTAGCTGGCTAAAGCCCTCGACACTTTGCGATAAGCTGTAGGGAGTTTTGGTCGCAAAATCTTGTAGCGCGCTAAATGCTTTACTAGCGTTATCCATGCCGCCAGTCGCAGTGATGAGCTGTGCATTAAGTGTGTCAAACTCCCGCTGCACGGGTACAAGCTGTGAGACTAGCCCGCCAACCAAACCAGCCACACCGCCAAAACCAATGGCAAGATTCTTTTTCAGTGACTTGCTGGCTGATTCGATACTCATCAGCTCTTTCTTTGTATCGTCACTGGCTCGTCTAATATCACGACGATAGTTAGCTGTATTAGCATGTAGCAAAATATCGAGACGGGATAATACTTTTGCCATGCTACAGTTCCTTATTTTATTCTGGGCATTAAAAAACCCCAGTCATCACTGACTGAGGCTCTTATTTATTCGTAAAATTTATTCGTAAATTGTCACGAGTCTGCCATTTTTAAAAACAAGCATTTTAGACACATCATAATGCCATATCTCTATAACGCCATAAGCGTCCGTAGTTTTGCTGACACTTGAAGGTATGCCCCAAGTAGTATGTGCTTCTACCTGTGCTTTGGTCATGCCTATTTTGACATTTGGTGAGCGATCTAAGGGTGAATCAAAAAGCTCAGGCGCATAGTGTAAAGGCACTTTTCTAGAAAACTTGTCAAAGTTATTTTGTGGCTGTTCATTAGTCAAAACCACTTCACCGTCTTCATTCTTTTTTATGTACATGCCTGTATTATGAGCTTTATTACTTAGCTCATCGATGGCATTTTGAATGTCATCATCTGCATATGTATGGCAAGTGGCTATCAAACATCCTATTACTAAAAATCTTTTCATAACATCCCCCGCTATAAGTAGCAATCAAGTTACTACTTATAGCGACGGCTTGTCAAACATCGCCTGCAAGCGCTCAGTTTGCAAGCGTAACTGTTCTATCTGTTGTCGTTTTTCATATTCGGCCCGTTGCTCATCAGTCATCGGATTTGGATCGATTGGTAAGAAGTCACTGATTTTCTTTTCATCATCTCTATATTTTGCATAGAGCAGATGCGCGGTCTGTATGTCTTGTCTGTAGCCGCCAATTGGGTCGAATCTATCATAAGCCATCCACTCATATAGCTCGCTAGCAGACAGCTTGGCAGACAGTTCGCCGACTGTCATGCCAAGATGCGCGGCGAGCTTAAATAAAAATCTACGAGTTGGACGGCTTAAGAGTTTTTTCCTGCTTTATCTACTGCATCAGTAGAGATGCCGTTGATTTCATTGCTCTTGTTAAACACTTTAGAGACTATCTTGGCGGGTAGCTGCTTCACTTGCTCAATGTCATCTTCAGCAAATAGTAAGTTACCCTCAGCATCGCAAACGCTATGGACAAATACGGTGGCACGAATGCCATTCTTGTCCCTCTGCTCACCAAAAGCAGTCTCTAATGCTTCTCGCTCTCCAGCGGTATGCGGTTTAATATAGACATCACCGCCTAGCTCTGGAATTGATAATAGCTCAGGAGTCATTGCAGTACTGATAGCAGATAAAATATTCGCTTTACTTAACATGGTTGATTTAGCCATTTTTCTTTGCCTTAAATAGTTAAGCCCGCATTAAGCAAGCGGGCATTGGGTTGATTTTAGAATGGGTTTAGTTAGAAATACTTTGACTTAGGGAGTAAGGGACTTGCTTGGTTCGCTAGTAATAGTGATTGTGCCGCTCATACGGATTTTCTTTTTGTTGTCATCTGCACTCGGTGTGAGCTTACTGACCATGCCCTTAAACTCACGGCTCAAGCCAGATGCTTCAACAAATTTTAACTGCCAAGTTAGCTCCGTACCGTCATCAAAAGCAGTTTGGATTACAGTGTGCTGAGCATCGGTTGGATCAAGTACATACTCAAACTCAATCTCACTATCTTCTGTAAAGTCAACGACAGCTTTGACGGTGCGACGGTCATCTGTAGCGGTGACATCATCAAGTGTTTTTTCTTGCGTCAGTGGGTCACACTTCTGTAGATGCTTTACTTTATTAAACACTGAACCGTCAGTACTGACGAAAAGTTGATAAAAGCTATCGACTAGATTTTCTACTGCCATTGTGTACTCCTAGGTTTAATTACTCGGTTGGGGTGGTTTGCCAAAATTCATATTCTATTAACTGGCGGTAAAGTCCTGACTCTGTATCGCGCGAGCCAGTTTTACCGCCATATACAGAGGGTTTAATATTGCTGTTAATAGCATTAATAACTTTATTGGCTAATAATATGCTCTCGTATTTATCATCGTGCCAGACGTCTATTTGCATCCGCACCCACTCGTGGCCGGTGAAGCCGTCTAGTGTGTTTTCTGGTACGGTGCTGACGTCGGTGTATGTGATATAAGGCAGGGTGCTGTCGTCGTGTTCGGTTGCAACGTCTGCATAGACGCGATTGCTGACCAGTGAGTTTAAGATGGCTTCTAGCTGTACGGCAGCGATCATTAGCGTTATCCATTTGTCGTATATTTATCGATATTTTTAGCGAGCTTGTCGCTAAATCGCTCAATCATCAGATCAACATTGTGGTCAAAAGCGGGTCGCAGATAAGGAGTGGCGGGCTGCTTGACACTGCCGTACTCGGGGATGTGCCAGTAATTTGGAAACTCTTTTTGCTTAGTGCCCTTGCCGACATAGACGCCCATTACTGCACCTTGAGCAAATTCGCCAATGTGCTCGGATTTTGGGAGGCGCTTTTTACGGATAGCAGATGATAAAAGCCCCGGTTGCACTAACACTTTTTGACCACCTTTTTTAGTCATGGTGTGCGGTTCAGGTGCGACCAGCGCTCTTTGCTTTGCCTCCTTAACCACCGGCGTCAATGCGACATTAAGTGCGCTAAATAGCGCCTTACCTGCCAATTCGTTATCAAGTTCAGCGAGCTTGGCATCAAGCTCATTGAGCCCGTTGATCTCAATGCTGCCCCAATCATCGCTCATCTCGTACTCTTTAACATCAAAGTAATATATTCACGGCCGCTGTTGTCATCGGGTAGCGGATCGCCATCGATGTCATACATCAGTCCCATGTACTCCACGCGCATTTTGCTAGTGATGTCAGTGCGATAGCGCAGCTTACAGCGAGCGCGGATCTGACTATCCGCCGCCTTGGCATTGATTACGTCTTTAACTGACAGCGGCGTAAACTCCGCCCATAGTGTAAGTGCATGCTCCCATGTGGGCTTTGATCCACTGTTCAGTGGACCTGATTTGGTAACAGGTTTATATATTTTGACGCGATGGCGTAGCTTGCCAGCCTTGACTGCCATTTTTAAACCCCCATGCGACGATATGGTTGGAGTAAAGCTTGTACTGCCAATGGCACTTCAGCTGTTATCGTTCCAATCACAACAGCTTCACGATTGGCATACCAGTGTCCAATTAGCAACAAGCAAGCTTGGTCTATAGAGGCGTTATCGATAATGCCGTCCGTGTCATCACTTGGTACCGCAGTATCATAGATAGTCCGATCTAGCCAAGCTTGGCAATAACTACGAGCAGCACGTATATAACCCTCAAGCAAGGCATCTTCTTCGTGTTCATCTTGCTCGATTCGGCATTGGTATTTGGCTTGCTCAAGAGTAATCATGGTTAACCTTTGTTTTAAGACTGGTTAATCGACTTGGCCAAATCTTTCAGATCATCGACTCTAGAGCTCGATTTAAATTCAACGCCTCGCTCAGTTAAATACTGTTTAAGCTCTGGACCAGTCATGTCGTCAATATCAGCTACATCACTAGCCTTAGCTTCAACGTCACTGGCGTCTAATGCATCAACTTCTTCGGCGTAGCCTTTTGCGATCAGGTCACGCCCTTCGCTTTTTGTTGCTTCGGCCGTGTGGCCTTCCATAATAGTTTTATTACCGACCATGACGTCGGTAAGTGTGCGTACAAACATGATGTTATCTCCATAAAAAAGACAGCTGCTAATAGCTGTCTTTCTTGATTGTTTTGATACCACTGACCATTGATGACTAAGAATCTGCGTTCAAACCTGCAACTGCCGTAGCAAATTCACCCTTAACAAACGCTTCGGGGCGCTTAAGCGCTAACGCCAAACGTTCTTCGCAGCGGATAGAGATCATGTTTTTCTCAAAGTCATCTACGTTTTCAGTAGAGATCACCACGTTAGCTTCTTCGCGGTCAAAGATTTGAGCACCACTTGCAAAGGCGCCAGTTAAGAACTTGCCTTTGAAGTTTGGCTCGTCAGTATCGACAACTGGCAAGGCCCATAGCGTTTTTTCCAAGAACCCCATTGGGTTGGCAATAATGTAATTACCAAGACTGTTTTTAGTCAGTTCGATTTTCGCCCATTCCAAGAAGTCCATCACTGTGCCAGTGGCAGGCATACGTGCAAGGCGGCACTGCAGCATTGCCAAACGTACCACATCAATGTTAGTAGACTCACCAGCAAGCTTAATAAGAGGATTGAACTCTTCGGCCTGGGGCATAATTCCGTTTAGATTTGCTCCAGTACCATTACCAAATAAGATTTGCTCTTCTTCTTTTTGCTTTAAACCAAAACGCATTTCTACATCGATAGTAGACATCAACTGTTTAAAGTCATCTAACACTTGTTTGGATGCTTTAAACATATGGGCAATGGTAGCCACTGGTGTAATTTTGGTATCAAAAGTCATGGTAGAGTAAGGCTTTTGAGCGTTTTCAGCGACAGCAGCTGCATTGTTGGTAAATCCGCTTTCTTGTACCCAGAAGATAGCATTACTATCTGTTTTGCCGGGTGCGATTAAGTCGCGAATAAATAACCGCTGTTTAGGTGCTTGGTCAATACCAGGGATGCGAGTTGGTGCGATAATACCATCGGGAACATCAGGTGATGTAATAGCGTTGCCAACTGGAATGCGGATTTTTTGACCCGCCTGAATACCCTCTACAAATTCTGGTAGGCCTTCGTGGTTAGCAACAATTTGGCCGGCTGTTTGGAAGGTTTTATTACCTGCATCACTTTTGTGACGTGCGAATAACTGCTCCGCTTCACCAATACGAACTTCAAGATCGTTTTTAGCAACCTCCAAAGCGTTGGCGGTTGTTATTAGTTTATCTAACTCATTTTTTGTTTGAGCAGATAACTCTTCAGACTTCTCAGCTTTTTTAAGCGCATTTTCCGCTTTTGGCAGCAACTCTTCGTTAGCTTTTTTCAATTGCTTGTTCACAGCTTCAAGCGTGTTTTTAATTTCAAGGTCAGACATAATGCCTATCTCCATAAATGCGAAAACCCACCAAATGGTGGGTTTCTAATGTTTAATCTGGTTGAGGGTTAAGCGTTTAACTGCTCAAATTTAGCGGCTACAGCACGCAAATCATTGATCAGATCCTGCGGTATTTCGGTAGCGTCATGCATACCTAATTGGGCAGCGTCTTGCGTACCCTGTTTAATCTCTGCAATTAGTTCGCGTCGCTCGCTGCGTGGAATGCCTTGCATGGCCATCAGCTTGTCAATCTTGCGCACCGCGTTAGATGTGTTTTTAGTATCTTCGTCTTTTGTAACAATGTCGGAATCAAGGAAACCGTCAGCCATGCCGGTTTCTACGGCTGTTTTGCCGCTAATCCATGTTTCTGTATCCATTCGTGCTGCTAACTCGCCAGCATCTATACCGCTGCGTACATGGTAGACATCAGCGATAGTGCCGTCGATTTGCTCTAAGAAGTCAGCCACATCGCGTAAATTATTGCGATCACCCGCTGCAATCGTCCAACTGTTATGAATCATAAGAAAGCCTGCTCTGGCAATTTGTAGATCGTCTGCAGCCATAGCTATGAATGATGCAGCACTTGCAGCAATGCCTAAAATACGAACTGTTACTTTGCCTTTATGCTCACGCAAGAGGTTGTAGATTGCCAAACCTTCGAATACATCGCCGCCTGGGCTATTAATATTTACAATCACATCGCTATCACGGCCAATGTATTTTAGCGCTGCATTTATTCTCTTAGCAGTGGTACCGCTATCTGTCCACCAGTCGTAACCGATGGCATCCAAAATATTGATAACGTTGTCATCTTCGCTAGTATCAGAAGCTTTGATAGCACCATCCCATAATTCACGAGCTTTTGGCGTTACATCACTTTGCACCTGTGGACGCTCTTTGGTCTCTGGTGCTTTGGGTAGTTTACTGCGTCGGTCCATTGTTTTTAGCTCCGTAATTTTTGCCAACATGCTCAAGATTTATTAGCGCAGACTGCACTGTATAGACATCGCCGCCAGGTACTGGCGGTAAGTTTTCAAGTCGCCTTACTTCATTGCGATTCATCCAACCGTTATTAAGAGCGCTGTTGTAATATTCTGCACGACCCTTGCTGTCAGCCCTCAGCAAGCCTTCAACGGAAAACTCGATTGTAATATCGTCGCTTTCTCGCGGGTCCAATAGACTGGCTGCAAGCTCTTGCTCAATATTGACTAACAAAGGGCGTAATGTATTTGTTAAAAAGTGCAGCATTTGAGCTTCAGTTGATGACGCCCAGCTTGATGCTTTATCCATGTGACCAATCATAAAGGGCGGCACACGCCACAATCGGCACAACTCTTCAACGTTGTAGCTTCGAGTTTGTAGTAACTGAGCAGCCTCAGGATTCATAGTGATGTTCTGGTATTTCATGCCAGCTTCTAGCACCATGATGCGACCAGCATTTTCACTCATCGCATATTTAGTAACGTTGTCGCCAATCTGACCTCTTTGTTTTTCATTTAACTGTACATCAGTGGTCAGAAACCCGGACGGCTGCATTCCTTTTTTGAAGAACTTGCCAGCACTTTGATCAGCAGCGGTTGCACTACCTACCGTCTCTCTCCCTTGATATATAGTAGCCAGTCCATTAATTCCATCTGTCCCAAACCCACGAATATGCAAGATGCGGTTTTCTGGGATAACGCGCTCTTTACCATTTTTAACTTCTTTATATTCAAGGCTGCCGTTTTTTAACCGCTTCACTGTGATGCGCTGTGGCAAAAGCGGCTCTAATGATACTAAGCGCTTGCCAATATAAATCTTTTCGACATATGCATTACCCCACAGGCAAATACTAGCCACAATCATCAATCGAAAGCGGCTAGGCGTAAACTCCGCATTGGGCTTCTTACAAAGTAGCTTGTATAAGTGATGCGACTTAGCCAAGGTGCGGCTGCCATCATCATTATTCTGATAGACTCTAAGCGGTAGCGTCGAAACCGTTTCACTAATCAACCGTACACAAGCCCACACTGTAGATAATTGCAATGCGCTATCTACAGTGACATTTTTACCGCTGGATGTTTGCGTACCACCGCCTAACAAAGATAAGACCTGATTGGCGCTTAACTGTGTTATCTCAGATGGCACTCCCATAAACTCTAATATTGCAGCCCTGATAGGGCCTATTCGTTTTTTCATATCCCTACCATAATTGGGTTGCTTGCAAAATTATCTAAACCGTTATCTTGGTCATGCACACTCGCTCTGGCCAACGCCATAATACAAGCCACAGGTCCGTCGATTTTGTTCTCAGCGCGCTCTTTGTTGGGGTAAATATTATCCTTGGCGTCCACTTTAGCGACGACGTTTGACATCATCCATGTCATTACAGGGCATCCGCCGTGAGCGAGCAGTTTGCGCAGTACCAGTGCTTCAAGCTCCTTCATTGGCTCGGATATGTTTTGTACGGTGTGGCGTATCTCGACCATTGTCAGATCCTCTTTTTCGAGGTCCTGCGCGAGCTGCGTAGCTTGCCAAGGGTCGTAAGCAATTTCTTGCACATCAAAGCGCCCCGCAAACTCAAATAAATCATCTTTGATAATGTCAAAGTCGACCACTTCGCCCATGGTTAGGGTTAATAGCCCCTCATTGGCGAAGGTCTGGTATAGCTCCGTATTTACCTCGCCTTGATCGTCTAAAATGCGAGCATCAGGTAAATAGTAACGCCCGTGGACGTGATAGTAGGGGTCGTCCGCAGTCGGTGGAAACAAGAGAATCGTAGCGACAATATCAATTTTTGTAGCGAGATCGAGACCTATGTAGCAAGGTCTGCCCTCAAGCTCGGCAAGCGTTTTGCGCTTGGGCGCTTCCTGCCACTTGGCCATGTTCATCCAAGCTTCTTTAGCGCCCACCCATTCGTTCAGATGCTTGGTGCGAAAAGTGTTTTGCTTACGTGCTGACTGCTTGGCGTCTCGTTGCCGCGATTCTAGAAACTCACCGCCAACTGATATGTTGTAGTTGGGGTTGGCTTTTATCAGTACTAGCGGATCTGTCCAATCATCGTCTTTATCGATAGTAAAAATCATTGCCCATGTGTCGGGCATATCAATCGTACCCTCGAGCATTTTTTGACAGTCACGCATGCGCATATAGCACGGGCCGCCAATGTTGCTACCTGCCGTGGTGATGGTAAGCAATATGGGCTGCTCTCGTGCGCCCATGCCCGTTTCCATCGTGTCATACAGCGTAGAGTCTTTGTGCTCGTGATACTCATCAACAATCGCACAAGATGGGCTTGAACCATCGCCAGGCTTACCGATGATCGGTTCAAAACGGCTACCATCTATCACGATATGCATGTTCGAGGCGTTGACTTCTACACCGTAATAATCTTTGAGCTGTGGCGTGCGTTCTACCATGAGCTTAGCAGGGCGGAATACTTCCCATGCTTGCTTCTCTGTTGTCGCTCCACTATAAATCTCGGCTCCATACTCACCATCAGCACAGAACATGTAATTGCCGATGCCCGCAGCCAATGCTGACTTACCGTTTTTACGGGGCACGTACAGGTCAATCTTTTGGTAACGTCGTTTGCCATCTTTTTTCTTGATCCAGCCGAACGGGATGCAAACTGCAAATATCTGCCACGGCTCAAGCTTTAATAATTGCCGTTTCTGAGCCCACTTGCCTTTGGTGTGCGGTAGTAGCTGAATAAACTTGGCTACTTTTTCCGCTTTGTCTCGGTCAAACTTATACGGATATGATTTATTTTTGACTTGTTTTTTATCATCTAGATGCTTTTGGCATGCTAGCTTTATCCACTTGCACGCTATTATTTTCCCCGCAACCACGTCTCTAGCATATTTCTCAGCTTTAGAGACATTGGGTGTTTTACTGCGGGCCATGTGTTTATCTCGGGCATTAAAAAGCCCACCGTGATGGGTGGGCTTTTTAAAATCTTTTAATTATTTAACGGTTATTTCGAAACCTTCAACTTCACGATTTTCTTCAATTGGTATCCCGTGGTATGTTGGTTGTTTATCATAAATACCTTGATAGTCTAATTCTCTCATAAGCATACTGTGACACATTGGAGAAACTGTTATTTTAACGGGCAATAAGCTGGCTGCCAGTACTGTATCTAATTTATTTTTTAAAGCTTCGTTGATTAGCTCCATCACGTAATCTCTCGTAATTGCTTTAACCAATTATACATCATAGATCAGCAAATGGGTTGTCAGGCTTATTATCTTTAGCCGCACCCATCAAGCGACTGCGACTGCTTGGATCTAAGCCGAGTAGACTGCCGAATTGCACCATCTGCTTTTTGGCTTCGTTGGCCACGGTGACAGCTGGATTTTTAATAGTTGATTTTTCAGTCTCGATTGTAATGCCTACTCTGTCGATCTCTTCTTCAGCTTGCCGCCAGCGTTGGTAAGCCATGCAAAATGACTCGACGTTATGCAAGTCTGGCACTGTCAATATTTTGGCATCTAGCAATTCTGGTATTACAGTTTCCCACATCGTTGTCGCTAGTTCGCCTAACCACTCTGGTGCGTCAACTTTTTTTATAAGTGTAAATTCAGGCTCTGCGTCATTCAGCGGACGCTTGCCAGGATTGCCGGCCAAGCGTTTAAGCTCTGTTGGTTTTGGCTTGCGTCCACGTGTCATTTTGAGTCCTTACCTAAACTTTTAATTTCGCGGTCATAAAAATTTGAGGAGGGGGGCGGTCATTTCGGGCTTGACTCCGAACTTTTTACCTACCCCGGAGCTATTCATTAGCCGTCTTACGGCGATGGCAAGACTTGCACAGCGACTGTAAATTATTTGAGTCATCAGTCCCGCCTTGAGCTTTGGGCACAATGTGATCAACGTCAGTCGCTGGTATAAGTACGCCTGTATCTCTGCAAATTACACAGAGATAATCGTCACGCTCAAGTACCGTCTTGCGCAGTTTGCGCCACTCATGCCCGTAGCCGCGTTGACCGCTGTTACCAAATCTGCGTTGGCGCTTGGTCCAATTGCTACGTTGATCTGCGTGCTCATCACAATAGCCCTTGTCTTTACGTTTAACGATGTTTGGGCATCCGCGTTGGCGACAAGGGGTGTGTGGCATGTTTTGCTCCAAACGCAAAAAGCCCTACCGGCTAGGGTAGGGCTTAATGAATGTGTGGTGTAGTTGTAATCTTTGACTCTGTATACTTTATACCACTTCTTGTCATGACAGGCAAGTACTTTCTTCGCTGCTCACAGCGCCGATGATAAATCCGGTTGCCTCGCTTAGCATCTTATCTATTTTATTACGGCTACATTCGTAGCGCTCTGCGAGTTGTCGATAAGTGTACCTATACACGTAATATCTTAAAAACAATATCGCCAATGCCTCATCGTGCCGCATGAGTTTAGCTATTGCTTTGTCTATTTTGTCGGCCAGCGCATCGCTAATTGGTGGATACTTGGGTACATATCTATCCGGATCCTCTATGTTATCTCGCATCAACATCATCCAGTTTGATTTTACATCAAGGTGTCCGCACACACTATTATCTAATGCCCACTCACCGAACGCCCAAAGATCGTCGCTACTTATTTGCATCGTGCACCTCTCGTATCAAACCAAATCACAAATAAAGCATTACACGCTGCGTGCGCTAGATGATGTAGTCCGCTCTCATCGTCGTGTGTCTCGCCATCTGCATAAGCATAAGCATAAGCATGAGCGTGTCGAAGTAGAGCGTCTATGTACCGCTGACGGCCTTCGGGCACGTGTTGCCAGTTATCTTTGCTGTACTTCTCACAGCCGTAGGCGAGCACCTCAGCCACTGCACACAGGGGAGCGTATGGCAGTAGGCTTAGCTGAGGCTTACCTGCATCTTGCTTCTGTCCTTTATTATCGTCTGTCATAACTGCTCCAATCTAAACATTCTCTTAAAATCCGCAGGGGAGTATTTCTCGTACTGCTGATGACCTATGTGCCAAAACCTGATCTTGCCATCCGAGTACAAGTAATAGCTGGTGCCAACTGTCTTCCCACCAATCTGGCATACGATGCGGGTTGTACTGTTGGCCACGGTCAGTCTCCTGTTTATAAAATAGCCTAAGCAAAAAGGATTATATTATCTCTATTTCTTTATCTTTTCTTTTAAACTATTGAAAAATAAGAAGATATATAAATAAAAAACAAACGGATTAACACCTTGGGTCGTTTGGGTCGTTTAAACGCTAAAATAAAATAGTTCTTACACGTGTATAGGAGTTTTATGAAAATGACTTCTAAACGCCCCAAACGACCCAAATATCAAAAACAATCTGCAAAAAATAACTAATCCGCATTTTCTACGGTTTCAAAATCGCTTTTAACTGCGATTCCGTTGAAACCGCGGCCACGATACCCGTGGGCGTTTTTGAAAGAAGTAAAACCACGTGAGCTTAAACGCTTACCTAATGACCTGGCGTTGGGTATGTAGCGCAGCTCACCGCGCTCATTGGCGTATTGTTCCCAGGACTTCCATATCTCTGTGCTACCAGACCACTGCTTAGGGCCAATCTCACAGCAGTCGTTAATCCAGTCAGCAAGCAGATCCATGTCGGCCTTATACTCATCGCGCGCCGCTTGTATCTTGTCTGGGATAGCTAGACCGATGCGCTGGTACTCCAAGGCACCGCGGACGCACCAAGCTAAGATACCTGTCTTCTCAGCTGCCAGCTTCTCACCACGGTCTTTGTCTTTTACCACATCAGGATCATTGTCAAAGTTACGCTCGAAGGGGATAGGTAGGATGCGCCGCCAGATACCATGGTCATCACCTTTAATAATAGGTTTGTGGTTAGTCGGCATAAAGACTGTCCACGTGGGCATAACCTCAACGGTGGCCCTCGCATAAGCAGCTCGTGCTGGCATAGCCTCACCACCAGTCATGGCCTTAACTAAGCCTTCGCGCAGTGCGCTATTTTCGTCCGGCTCACTGACATAAACAAAGCGGCTGCCCATGAGACGCAGAATATCCTCACGTGGACCACCGCCACCGCCGCCAAACTTTGAGCCCATGAAGGTCTCATTAGCTGCAGTCTTAGCGTGATCAGCAAACACATCGCGGATAGCGCCAAGGACAGTCGACTTACCATTACTGCCGGAGCCATAAGGTATGACGATGATGTCTTCGTTGGGCGTGCCTAGCATGGTATAGCCGACTAAGCGCTGGAAGAAATCAATCATGTCACCATCGTCACAGAACACATCTTTAAGCGTCTGCTCAAAGACCGGGCATTTAGCACTAGGGATATAATCGACATCAGAGGCAATGGTGATACGGTCATGCGGATCTGCAGGTAATAACTTACCCGTGGTTAAATCGATGGCACCGTTGGCCACGCCAAATAGCATTTTGTTATTATCAAGTTCAGTAATGTTGATCAGTACGTCATCTTCAGAGCGGATAAGCTTGACCATGTTGCTGACCATTCGGGCATTGAGTGATTGACGGATGAAGTCAAACTGCTCGTCTTTGCTCATAAGTCCAAGACTGTCAAAGTCTTTGACCATGTCAGTAAGTGTCTGCTTAGCCAGTCTCTCGATATCAGTGTGCGATGCTCTGCGCCAGTAGTTACCTTCCCAGGTGTACCAGCTCTCAGTCTCAGCGACAAACATAATCGTATCGCGGTGATCATCAAGCATGCGCTTGGCGTTACCAAACTCAGTAAGCTCAGTCTGTGCTTCAAGCTCATCTTGTCCACGGTCACGTTTAACACCAAGCTTGGCGTCAATCTCTTTAACAGTCAGCGGATAGCCTAAGCTGTCAGCTTTTTTCTTCGCCGCATCACGTACCGCTTTAATTGAGACTACATCATTTTTGCTAAGCTGTTTACCGATGGCTGTCAGTACTTCGTCGGCAAGCTCAAAGACGTCTTCACTGCTTTCAATATCTGACAGATAAGTATCTAACAGCGCGTGCTTAATACTGCGCTCATACTTAGCATTGGCCTCGTTACCCCATTTAATAAGGGTACGTGCCGTGATACCGTCACCACCAAAACTATCCCAACGCTTAGTGATATCTTCGATACTTGAGTAGTTATGTGCTGTCGCTGACCATTCGTCATATAGCGCTAGGGCATCAGTACCGCCATCAAACTCATGGTGCAGCGCCATACCGACCTGCAGCCATTTGTCATAGTCTGACGCATCGATATGTGCTAAAAGATCTTTAGCCTCTTTGATAGACAGACCTACTTTAATGTTTGCGGTGAAGTCTTCAGGATCAGCTTTAGCTCTCATAAGTTTGGTGCTTGTTTCGCCGTCGGCAATAAGCCCAGCGTCTGCCGCCATTTGCTCAAACTGAGCGATGATGTCTATTACGTCGGCGGCGCTTATACTTGGCAGATCCAATACGTGATTAGCCTCAAGGCCTCCTAGAAAATCGACCCAATCATATGGCTGCCCAGTATCAGGATGGATGTGATAGGCAACAAACTGTTGTCCTTTACCTAAGATCTCTAAGCGCTGCTTAACGCCGTCAGTGTCTGTAAACCAACTGCTAGTATTTTTGCGCCAAGCAGGGCCAGACATACGATAAATAAGCATTGTCTTTGGCGCATTACCCACGCGTTCACAAGTAATGCCGTAGTTATCTTGTACCCACACACTAAAGCTAGCCACTAGATCGGCATCTAACACATCGACATCAATAGCACAAATCGGATAATCACCCACACCGCATTTCACACCAATACCCGCGTCAATATCAGCCGCTGTAAACTCGCGCGACTGCCAAGACTTAATAACTGGGCCTTTATGCCCAGCTTTAAGTGGTACGATGTGATAGCCGTTATCTATGAGTGATTGGGCTTGCATTTTTGAGTCCGTCATGATTAAATAAACCTTGAGAAAATTTCATGTTAAAGAAATACCAAAACCCCGATCAGGTGCGAACTGATTGGGGTTTTTCTTTGTCTGTATTTTTGCGTCTTAACTCTTCTACCCTTTGCGTATGCTCTAGCTCACGTCGCCAAGCCGCATCGTCAGCCGATGCGCTTAGATGACAACACTTGTCACCAATGGGGTATGGGCAGTTATCGCAATTCATTTGTCACCCCCACAATGATCATCCAGCTGCAGCTGTAGCGCGCGAAGCGTAGCCAAAGACCGCTGTATCTTGTCAGTCAAAGCTTTGTACTCTGAGCAGTCGATCCGGCCATCTTCCAGAGCCTTGTGCATCTCAGCGACCACTTCACCTTGACGCGCGCCCGTGCTTAGCACTGTCATCAGTAAATCGCCTTCAGTCGCGCCAGCATCTACTTTGCAAAACACGCCGCCCAATTGGTGTGCCATCGCGTGGATCATCTTATAGTCATTAGTAAACTCCATAATCGTTAACGCTTCATCTAGTCTTAAATGATGAGTGTCACAGTTTGGGTTTACTTTGCTGTTAAGCACCGTGGACGACATATCCATTCGAGCAGCTAGCGCAGGGCTACCGCCGTTTTTAGGGTTATGTACTGTCTTGTGCGCCGCGTCGATAACGTTCATCGTGTCGTGTCCTAAGGTAAAAACGTATTGTTAGTAGCAAGCTTTGCGTAACATTTGGGTTAAGCGGGTTCGACGGGTTGCTTGTTGATTGTCTGAGCATATAAAACGTTAAGTGCCTCGGCGTCGTCCCATCTAGGGTTTTTAATAGCGCCAGAAGCTATGCGAGAAATTTTGGATTGGTCAATACCCGTTGCCGCCGAAATAGTGAGTTGAGTCATGCCAGCTCCTATCAGAGCTTCGATTTTTCTAGCAGGATGCATGTCAGTCTCCATAATTGATTAACTGAACTTATTATAATGCATTTTTGCATAGAGTAAACCCATTTATGGATAGAAGCTTTCAAAATATGCAGAAATGCATAAAAATAGAACATCATTTGGACTTGTTATGAGCCACTTAAAGATGAATTACATCGCAAAGAACCTTACATACTTATTAAGTAAGCACAATTTGAATGCATATCAATTGCAAGATGCGTCGGGCATCGCACAATCTACAACTTTTAGAATTATTAATGGTGAGACAGAAAGTCCTTCACAGAAAACCGTTTCAAAGTACGCATCATTTTTTAAATACGATGTATCGGATCTAATGTTTAAGGATCTGGAAACGGAATTGGGGGATGGTGACAACTTCAAACGTTTGCAGGATACACAAGTAAGGCAGGTCCCAGTCCTTAATTTCGTACAGGCAGGTAAATTCTGTGAGTACCACGATGGGGCTATAGCAGATGAATATGAGCCGATAAGTGGCGATTATGGCCCTAATGTTTATTGGGTGATTATTGAGGGCCTTAGCATGGTTCCAGACTTCCAGCCTAAAGAGTATGTTTTGATTGATCCTGATACTCAGCCTATACCTGGTGATTTTGTTGTGGCTTTAAAGCATGGAGAGAAAAAAGTAACTTTTAAGAAGTGGCGTCCTAGAGGATTCGATGAAAACGGAGTGGAGTATTTTCAGTTAGTACCATCCAATCCAGATTTCCCAACCATTGATAGTCGTCGTGAGCCCTTTGACATATGCGGAGTTGCGCTAGAACAAAAGCGAAAATTGAGGTAGTCGGAGGACAAGTGAGAAATTTTAAATGGTTTTCATTAAGCCTTTTCCGATACTTTTGCAGTTAGCGACTTAGAAGATATATGTAATTACTACTATAGTTAGTCAAAGTTGTAAAATAATGGGAGCTAATATTATGAAAACATACACTTATTACTGGCTAGAACACTTTTTAAAAACTGCTACTGTAGTTGGTAGTTTGCCAGCGGGTTGGTGCGTATATCGTGAAGCGGTAGATTTTGAGGAATAGGAAAAGGATTAACTATGGCAACTACAGTTGAATTTTATAAAGTAAGCTTTTTTAAGGAAGAACAGGGCAACTCTATGACTTTAGAGGATTACTTCGCATCTATAGTTAGCAAATCTCTTGGATTTAGAGATGAGTTCGATAGAGATATTTATGATTTTAAAAAAATAAATAATATGTACTATGGTGGAGTGTTTAGAAAGATCAGAACTGATGAGATCATTGAAACAGGTAAAGTTGGGTCTGAGGGTAGACGTATCCAATATCCACAAGGAGAAGGTAAGCTAGAAACAAACCACCTTGTCTTTTTTCCGCAATATGACGTTATAGGCTATGTAAGAAACGTACATGCTAACCACTTTAAACGACTAGAAAAATGTCTCTCTGAAGCTTTTAAACGTAAAGTCCTACTTTCACCGCTGATCACTAAAGGTTCTTTACGCAACATCTTACATAATAAAGTTGTATTAAAAATGGACGTATCTGTTCCCGTCAGTGCAAGTGATATCTCAAATGATGGAGCACTTTGGTCGGATGAAGCTATGCGCGCTGTCGCTAAATCTGGAGTAGATATTTTAAAGCTGCAAGCCAATGTAGATTTGAGGAGTACAAAGCACGGAAAAATTAAAAATGCATATGAGAATATAAAAAATCTGCTTTCTAAGGGCGCGACACGAGCTGTCGTTCAAGTTGAAGATATCGATGGCAAGCTGGACAAAATTGACTTAATTGCTGATAGAATAGTGTTCGAAGATGATTCCTACTCTTATGCAAAAGAGGCAAAGAAATCAGACTTTTTCTATGACAAAATTGTCGACGCATATTTAGGGAAACTAGATGAAATCGAGAGGGTCTGCTGAGATATATGAATGGTTAGGCTATAGCCTAGCTATCTCAGTAGGCGTGTGTTTTATGTTCCAAGAGAGTATTCTTAGCATCGACCCCAACCAAGCTAATGAGGTGCTAAAGACTCTTATTACATTGTATGGCACCTTACTTGGTTTTGTATTAACACTCATGGCTATAGTTATTAGTTTATCTGATAAACCTATCGTTAAGAATATGACAAAATCTGGGCACTATTCAAATTTACTAACAAGTAACAAGGTGCTATCTTTTCTTTACTTCTGCAGTCTTGCTGTGTTTATGATTACTTTAATGATTAATGAGCTTAAACCGCAGTTCTATTTAATCTCTATTTTCTTCACCATGTTCGTTGCCATATACTCACTTAGGACAGCGTACAAATTTTTCCAAGTGTTTAAGCATATCGATCCTGAGACCTAGCTCCTAATACCAATTCTCCAAACCCGCAATCTATGCGGGTTTTTTATTGTCTATAGAAAAGTACTATCCATATTTGCATAATTATATCTATTCATACTTGCATTAAGTTATGCATTAATGCATAATTAAACCAACAAAGCAAAACGGACTCGCAAATATGAACAGATTTGCATCATCTCTTATCTTATTCGCACTGCTCGCAGTGTTAGCAATGGCGATATTCGCATTGGTACCACAAGCCATCGATAAAAGCTTTGCGAATGACGATGCAAGAATCCAAGAGCATAAAGCTCAAATTTATATCAGCGCGGCAGATCAAGCAGTCATAGATTGGTCAAAAGAGAACGATAAGTAATGTCACTTACTCAAAACCAACTTGAACAGATGGATACTCAAGAGCTGATCGATTTAGCAGAGCAAGAGCAAGACGAGTTCACGAGCTCGCCTCTAGATCGGGCTTTGGTGTACCAGTTAAAAGAGCTGGATAGGATAACCAAGGAGTTTATAAATCCTGAAGATGTAGCCTCGGCCTTAATCGAAATTCGTGCACAGCTGCCAGCCGAGGATTTTTTGCAGAAGGCAATTAGTAAAGCGGCTGAGATAGCCAAAGGCCGCGTTACCAAGTCGACAATGAAAACGTTAGCTGAAGAGTTAACTGTGATGCTTGAGCAAATCCAAGATGAACAAAGAGGTGCGACGGAATACGCACAACATGAAGCCGACGCGATCATGCCGTCCAATACAAAAGCAGAAGGATAACCACCATGAGTATTGAAAAAACGATCACCACGCTAGCCAGCGCAATTGGCAACGTTGCCCAAGCTATCAATCGCTACTGCGACTTAGCTGAAAGCAACACCGAAGTAAGCGCACCGATTGGCAAAGTTAAGATTGTCCCACCAGCCGACGGGTCGGAAGTGGAGGCGCAAGACGACACGCCAGTCGATGAGCCAACTGAGACTGCGCCGGTAGAGAGTGAAGAAGACACGGTTGAAGCGGAAGCCACAGAGACTGCGCCAGTTGAAACCGATGAAGAAGTTACCTTTGACAAGGCCAAGGCCGTTGTCATCGACACCGTACGTGATAAAGGGCGGGATATCGTGGCCAAGATACTCGGCGAGTTTGGCGTTAAGAATATCAAGGAGCTTGAGCCTACGCAGTACGCTGAGCTCGTCGCCAAGTGCGAAGCGGCGTAGGAGATAGCTATGGCTACGCACGCAAAACTATCCCCATCATCTGCCGTACGCTGGCTTAGCTGCCCAGCTGCTCCGCTCATGGAGCGGGGCAAACCGAACACGGCTAACTCGTACGCAGCCGAGGGTACTGCGGCCCACCATTTAGCGGATCAATGCTTGAGTTTTGGATATTCGCCTAGTGACAAGGTCAGCAAAGTTCTCGCGGTGAGTTCAAAAGGTATTGGTTTTTTTAAACATGATCAGCCAAACAAAAAAGATATCGCATTTGAGTATGAAGTCGACCAAGACATGGCCGATTATGTCCAAGAATATATCGACCTCATCGACAACATTATGGCCGCGGCCAAAGCCGAAGGCTTCTTTGAGCAGGCTCTGCCGCTCGAATCCATTACGGGCGAAAAAGGCGCGACTGGCACAGCGGACGCAGTGCTCATTACTGATAAAGAGATCATCGTTATCGATTTGAAGTATGGCCAAGGCAACCAAGTCGACGCCGAGCGCAATCCGCAGCTGATGATGTACGGCTTGGCCGCGCTCAATGAGTTTGACGTATTAGCTGAAATTGAGTCAGTACGATTAATCATCAGCCAACCGCGCCGCCAGCACGTCAGCGAGTGGACTATCTCAGCCGATGAGCTTAAAGCTTGGGGCGAGACAGTCAGCAATACGGCTAAGCTTATCGACTCGCTTGATGAGACCAGCGACTTAACTGACTTGTTTGCGCCGTCAGAGGATGCTTGCCGATATTGCAAAGCAAGCGCCGAGTGCAAAGCTTACGCGGAGCACGTCCACCGTACGGTCTGCGCTGATTTTGAAGACCTAGATGCGCCGCTCACGGTCGATGACGCCAAGTATGACGGCGACACTTTAGCCAAGATGTTTGAGCGAATTGGACTTATCAAAGAATGGATCAAAGCTGTTGAGCAAGCCACAGTTGACAAACTCTACGCTGGCGAATCCGTTGGAGATTTTAAACTGGTTCAAAGTCGAGGAGGTCGCCGCAAGTGGCTTGATGAAGAGCAAGCTGAAGCAACGCTTAAAGCTATGCGTCTCAAAGTCGATGACATGTATAACAAAAAGCTTATCTCACCCACTGACGCTGAGAAGCTCAAAAAGGCCGGAACACTTGGCGATATACAGTGGAACAAATTACAAGACCTTATCGTAAAACCTGCGGGTAACCCGACGATAGCCCCAGGCAGTGACAAACGCGAAGCAATCATTACTAATCCAGTCGAAATGTTCGACGACTTAACCGAAGCATAGGAGTACGACCCATGGCTAAATCTACTATTTTATCTACCGTTCGCTTGGCATTTCCTAACATTTTTAATCCAAGCGAGCAGTTTGGCAACTTTGGCGCCCAACTAATAATCGAAAAAGGTGGCGCTAACGCTAAGAAAATCGAAGCTGAAATCGAGCGCGTTGCCAAAGAGAAGTGGGGTGCTAAAGCCGAAACGGTGCTCAAAACCCTACGCGCCAGCAACAAGATTTGTTTTGTCGATGGTGACACCAAAGCCGAGTATGAAGGGTTTGAAGGCAATATGGCATTAAGCACTACCAACCGTGTACGCCCAACCGTGGTGAATAAAGACCGATCTCCAATCGTTGAAGCGGACGGCATTGTTTACGCGGGCTGCTATGTCAACGCCAGTGTAGATATCTGGGCGCAGGATAACACCTACGGCAAGCGTATCAACGCAAGCTTACGTGGTATTCAGTTTGTCAAAGACGGCGATGCTTTCGCTGGCGGCGGCGTAGCGCGTGAAGATGAGTTTGAAGATTTAAGCGAAGGCGCTGAAGCAGAAGACTTCGTTTAATCCAAATACGTCTCCCGCACTGTGGTGGCTACCAGACGAGCCAAGTGCTATCTGTAGCAAGTGGTAAGACACTAAAAAAAATCTAGGACGTGTGGCGTTAAGAGGTAAGCGCAGTTGCTGAGGCGACAGGTAGTAGGTTCGACTCCTACCACGTCCGACTTTTATTTTAGTGAGCTAATTGGGGTGTGGTCGCTCACATTTAGCTACCAGTTAGCTCAACTAAAGTAATTTAAAAACAAGAGATTAATTATGAGTAATTTTAACTTGACCGAACTTGCCAACGACTTAAAAGCGCAAGAAAGGCCAGGACAAACGCCTTATTTGTGGTGCGTTTATGAAATCGACTTGCACCCTTGCGACCCAGACCGCACCGGCCATTACGAATATGAATATGCTTGGTATGACAACAGCGATCCTGTTCTATATGAGGATGGCAACGAAATGTATGAGGCTTTAAACGTTGTAAGCCAAGGTGAGTGGACGGTAACTATTGATGGTAATGAATATGAAAAATTATGCTTATCAAGAATACCAAAAATCGTAACTGCCTGTTTTACTCGCCAAGCTGCTTTAAATTACATTGAGGCCAATCGGCATAACTTAAAGCGGCCTTTTGTTGATTGCATATCTCTTAACCGTAATCCCGAAATGCTAGGCATTCGAGACTTTTTTAAAAATACATTTTAAACAGCAATATTAGGCGATAAATGATGGCAACTCTATACCTCGACTTAGAAACGTTCAGCGAAACGCCTATCAAGCACGGAACGTATAAATACGCGGCTAACGCTGAGATATTGCTGTTTGCCTATGCCTTTGATGATGCCTCCGCGAAAGTTATCGATTTAACCGATGTCGACCCAAACGACGAATGGGGTTTTGCGGAAAAGTTAACACAGATAGATTTGCTTTTATCTTGTGCGGACCAACTTGTCGCGCACAACTCTATGTTTGATCGCAATGTACTTGAGGCTAACGGTTTTAACACCCCACATTATAAGTGGCGTGACACTATGATCAAGGCGTACTGCCACAGTTTACCCGGTGGTCTAGCTACGTTATGCGACGTGCTTAACATTAAAGCAGAGCACACCAAGGCAGCTGACGGCCGCAAGCTTATTCATCTGTTCTGTAAGCCTCTCGGCAAAAACCGTAACTTAGAGCGGGCCACTCGAGAGACACATCCAGATGAGTGGGCGAAGTTTGTCGAATACGCGAGATTAGACGTGGAGGCTATGCGAGCCATTGATAAAGCCATGCCTGAGTGGAACATGGCAACTGAACAACGCCACTGGCAACTCGACCAGATTATTAACGATCGTGGCTTTACTGTTGATACAGAGCTTGTCGATACTGCGCTTAAGGCCATTGCAGTCGAGAAAAAGCGATTGGCCAAACAGACGCAAAACATGACCGACGGCGCTGTAGACTCTGCTACCCAGCGTGACGCCATGCTTGAATATATCTTATCTGAGTATGGCATCACGCTACCTAATCTGCAAAAAGCAACGCTTGAGCGCCGTATAGCTGACCCTGATTTACCGGATGCAGTCAAAGATCTGCTTAACAACCGACTACAAGCCAGCACCACTAGCACAAGTAAATACCAAGCTCTTGCAAGATCAGTCAATGATGACGGCCGACTGCGCGGTACTTTGCAGTTTGCAGGTGCAGCGCGTACAGGACGCTGGGCAGGTCGCACTTTTCAACCGCAGAACTTGCCAAGACCAAGTTTAAAGCAAGCTGAAATCGACACAGGTATTGAAGCATTAAAGCTAGGATGCGCCGATATGCTCACTGACAATCTGATGGAGTTAACTAGCTCAGCTATCCGAGGCTGCATCGTAGCGCCCGAGGACAAAAAGCTAGTCGTTAGTGACTTATCAAATATTGAGGGTCGCGCCCAAGCTTGGCTTGCCGATGAGAGCTGGAAGATTAAAGCATTTAGTGAGTTTGATCGCGGTATTGGTGATGACCTTTATAAATTGGCCTACGCCAAATCGTTTGGCGTATCGCCTAAGTCAGTGACCAAAGACCAAAGGCAGATCGGTAAGGTGCAAGAGTTAGCGTTGGGCTATGGCGGTGGGGTGGGGGCATTTGTGACGTTTGCATCAGTCTACGGCATCGACCTCGACCAGTTAGCTAACGACGCATGGGATACATTACCGCGTGACGAAATGCACAAAGCCCAGAACTGGTTAGAAGTATGCAAAAAGGATAAGAAGACAGCGCCCAAGATGAGCGACCGAGCCTTTATCACATGCGACACGCTTAAACGCATGTGGCGCAATGCTCATCCTAATATCAGTCAGCTTTGGTATGACATAGAAGGTGCTGTTAAGTCTGCTATCTGCAATCCGGCGCAGACCTTTAGAGCTAATAAATTAGCAGTGCGGCGTGATGGCACTTGGCTGCGTATCCGATTACCCAGTGGGCGCTATCTCTGCTATCCAAACATACGGTTAAAAGACGACAGCATACAGTATATGGGTACTGATCAATACACCCGTAAGTGGCAATACCAGAATACTTATGGAGGCAAGATTTTTGAAAACATTTGCCAAGCCATGAGCCGAGATATCTTAGCGCACAACATGCACGCTATAGATAAAGCGGGGTATCAGATAGTGCTCACGGTACACGATGAAGTGATCTGCGAAGCGCCTGATAATGCAGATTTTAACCACGAGCATTTAAGTAAGCTGTTGGCAACTAATCCAGATTGGGCTAGCGATATGCCCTTGGCTGCAGGCGGATTTGAAGCGTATAGATATAGGAAGGATTAGAAATGACAATGTCTTTTAATGATGAAAAATTGATGGCAGCTGCCGAAAGATGCGGGGTTAAGGGTGACATATCGCAAATCAAACATTTTGCACTGATTATCGGCAGTAGCAGAGATAACAATCTGTTTGGTGCAGTCCAACGCTTAAAATACCGCAATGGCTTTGGGGGCAAAGTTAGACGGGAAGTTATCGACGCCTGTTTAGACGTTATCGAAGTAGAGCACGAAGGTATTGAAGAACAGGTCATTAGCTATAACGAGAATCAGAAATGGAAACAGAAAAAGACATCGAAAATTATTTAGTCGCTGAAGCTAGAAAGATAGGCGCACTGGTACGCAAGTGCCAGTGGATCGGTCACAACCATTGCCCTGACCGCATTATCATGACGCCAGCGATAACTGTATGGGTTGAGGCCAAAGCGCCAGGTAAAAATCCTCGACCAGGGCAAAGACGTGAGCACGATCGGATGCGCCGAGCCGGTCAGACTGTTTTTAATATCGATAGCCGCGGCGCAGTAGATTGGCTTATCAATGAAATTAAGGAAGCAAACAGTGGGTAATTTTATGAGGACTTTCGGGTTGTGTAATCCTATAGCTGTTTTAATCGGGGTGATATTGTTAGCGGGGTTTACGGCGTGTACGGCGTACAGGGATGCTGATAGGCCGCCCGTAATGTGTACCGTAATAACACCCAACATCACACTTACCGATGTTAAAAAGCGCAATATTAGTACTTACTTAAACGGGATGATTGCTAAAAAAGGCAATCAAACTTTAGACGTCGATGGCGATTATTCAATTATCTGTGAGGAGTAGGGGATGCGTAAAGAATTTATCCCCCGACCATATCAGCATATTGCCTTAGAGCACATATTAAGTGAGCCGCGCTGCGCGCTTTGGGCATCTATGGGAATGGGCAAAACATCGACTTGTTTGACGGCCATCGACGCTTTGCAATTTGTCGAACCCGATCCGGTGTTAGTGCTCGCCCCCAAGCGTGTCGCCGTCAGTACATGGCCAGATGAAGCGGAGAAATGGAAGCATCTAAAAGACTTAAAAGTAACTGCCATTACCGGCACGGCTAACCAGCGCAAGGCTTTGCTCAAAGCTGATAGTAATGTGTTTACGACTAACTATGAACAACTGCCTTGGCTCGTTGAACACTTCGGTAAGCGCTGGCCTTTTAAAACCGTCATCGCTGATGAGTCCACCAGACTTAAATCATATCGCAGTCGAGGTGGCAGTAAGCGAGCAAGAGCACTAGCCAAAGTTGCCCACAGTCATACTACGCGCTTTATTGAGCTGACAGGGACGCCATCGCCGAACGGTCTTATTGACCTGTGGGGTCAAGCTTACTTCTTAGACGGCGGCGAGCGCCTTGGCTATTCATTCACATCGTTTAAAAACAGATGGTTTCAGAGTATCCAAGTTGGCGCTCAGCGCTTTGCTGTGAGATTAGAGCCACACGATTTTGCCCAAGAGCAAATCCAAGAGCGTCTATCAGATATCTGTTTAACGCTAGACGCCAACGACTATTTTGATATTGATAAGCCGATTATCACTGACGTTTATGTCGACCTGCCGGCCAAGGCCAGAAAGCTTTACGAAGCCATGGAAAAGGAGATGTTCTTCGAATTGCGAGGCGATGAAGTCGAAGCGATGAATGCTGCGGCCAAGACCATCAAATGCCTGCAAATTGCTAATGGCGCAGTTTATACAGACGACGGTTGGCATGGCGTGCATGACGCAAAGCTTGAAGCTTTGGAGTCAATCATTGAAGAGTCTGCAGGTATGCCAGTACTGGTCGCCTACCACTTTAAGACTGATTTAATCCGACTACAAAAAGCGTTTAAACAAGGGCGCGTGCTCGACCAGGACCCACAGACAATCCGCGACTGGAACGCCGGCAAAATACCAGTGTTATTTGCCCATCCTGCCAGCGCGGGTCACGGTCTTAACCTGCAAGACGGCGGCAATATCCTAGTGATTTTCGGGCATTGGTGGAACTTAGAAGAGTATCAGCAGATAGTCGAGCGCATTGGCCCCACGCGCCAAGCGCAAGCCGGGCACAAGCGTCCAGTGTTTATTTATCACTTGGTAGCTTGCGATACAGTCGATGATCTAATCATAGAGCGCCGCGAGACCAAGCGCCGCGTGCAAGACATACTACTTAATGCAATGAAGAGGAGTTAAACCGATGACTGTAACGGAAGAGAGAATGGCACTGTGGCTTGCATACAGCCTACGTGAGTTTAGCGATGACGAGCTACAAACACTAATCTTTGCCTTACAGCATAAACTATTTGAATTAAGGGAGATATTTGGATATGCATGAACAACCCGCGCAAATCATCACCGAGCTCATCGAGTCAAATCTCCCACTCGATTGGGTAACGCTTGAGCAGTTTGGCAAGTTAATCGGTTATCCTGCAAGCCGGCTTTACCGCGCCAAGGAACAATGGCCGGAAGGGCAGGTGTGGCAAAAGGTAGGTAAGAAAGTTTATTTTAGTATTAAAGGGTGGAATGAATGGCTAAATCAGCAGAGTATCCGCGAGGCGTCCGAGTACGAGGCGACGCTGTCCAAATTAACATCCCAGTCGCCGGTCGTAGACGATACGTTACAATTCCCCAACCGCCGACGCCGAAGGGGATTAGCGAAGCGGGGAAGCTTCGAGCTCACTTAATGAAATCAAGGAAATGGGGCACACTGACACAGGCCGATATTGATGCCGCTTGTAAAGTCGATGCGGCGATCGTGCCAGACACCGATGACCGTCCTCTTTTTGCTGACTACGCCCAAATGTATTTAGATAGTCTGAGCACCGATGACAAAGGCACACGTCGCAAGTATAAGAGCGCACTATCTAAGCACTGGATGCCTCATCTAGCTGATATACCTATCGCTGATATTAATCCGGCGATCATTCGCAAAACTATCTCTCAGCTTGATATTAAAAAACCCAAAACCTTTAATGATCTCATGACCCCGTTACGCGGGGTATTTAACTTAGCCTTTGACGATGAGATCATCGATGATCTGCCCACCAAGCGTATTAAAAATAAAAAAGTACAGAATGAAGATCCTGATCCATTCATCCCTTACGAGCGTAAAAAAATCATCAATTGGATGGAACGATATTGGGTAGATAAAAAAGAGATGTGGAAATTATATTATGAATGGCAATTTTGGACGGGTTGTCGGCCAGGAGAGACGCTAGCGTTAGACTGGACGGATATTAATCTGTCTAAGCGATTGGCCACAGTTAACAAGACATTAAGTGAAGGTGAGGTTAAGTACACGACTAAGACGCATGAAATTAGAAATATCTATCTTAATGACAGAGCCATAGACGTATTGATCAGGCTTAGAGATTTAACGGGTCATCAGGACAGACTATTTATCAGCTTGCACACGGATAAACCGTGGACGAGACCCGATAAGCTATCAGAAAAATTACGCCAAGTACTCAAAGAGACCCGTATCCGCGAGCGGCCTGCGTATAACTGTAGGCATACATATGCTACAACGCTACTTAACAGTTTAATCGACGTGTCTGCAGCCGCGTATCAGATGGGGCATGATATACAGACGTTTAAAACAGTATACGCAAAGTGGATTAATACAGAGAAAATGGCTGTCGAGATGCAGAAGATAGATTATGATTAGATATTAGACATAAAAAAAAGCCCTCATTATTGAGGGCTTTTTTAATAACTGCGTCAAAAGTGCGACAAGTTATATATAAGGTTTGAGAAGTCTAACAAAATCAATATGATAAATGGTGGGGCTGGAGAGACTCGAACTCTCACACCTTGCGGCGCCAGAACCTAAATCTGGTGCGTCTACCAATTCCGCCACAGCCCCATTTGCTCTTTCTCTTACTGGGTTAGTACGTCTCAGTGGTTGGCTATTATATAGAAATTAAATCTCTTGGCAAGTCTTTTTTTTAATTTTTTTGCATTTATTTTGCTTTTTTACTCGAAACCTTTGATTTTCGGGCATCTAAGCAGTCATAAAGTTGTTCTTCCAAACTATCTAGCTCGATAATGCGACTAGACTGTTCTGTTGTATCCCAGCCTTGCTGATGAGTTCTTGACGCTGGATTTCAGAATGACGCTTATAATGCTGCACCGCCGAGATAAGCAGTGCAATATCTTGACTATCAAAATTTGCCAT